AGTCCCGGATACCGCTGGTACGTTTGGGACCATCCGTCTGATTGTGGATATTGAATACCGTGTCAGGAATAACCTGGTCAATACGTTGTGTCGTTCCACCATTGGCCGCGTGTATGCCGACATTGCCGAAGCAGATGAGTCCTCCATCGAACTGTACGGCGCTGAAGGTTGAATCGGCGCCCAGTTCCGCATTGATGCGTTGCCAGGTGAAGGGGAGTATCTCATTGCCGGTATAGACAAGCTGCCAGGCGGAGGTTTCAAAATACACAATGAGTGTGTCTTTGATGAAGCCAGCACTAACGATACTCTCTCCTGTTGGAGCATCGACGAAGCCACCGCGACCCACGATATCATCACGCCATCCATTAACTGCATCTGTTGCTCCGCTGGTACTACCTGCCGTATTCTGGCTCCATCTGGCCCTTTGTGAGAAGACTTCGTTTGAACCAAGTGAGGGATCTGCCCCCTCTATTGTGTTGAGCAGCACAAGTCGATCTTTATAAGGAATGAGCATCAGAGCTGTTTCGACAGCATTCACGCCATTTGTTAGAGGATTGAAGTTTGTCCACGTTGAGCCATTGTAATAGCGGATTCCGTCACCAGATATATTTCTATTGGGCGTGAGAATAACTCCTGAGGTCGCAGCAGCGCCGAAACCGCTGCCATTTACAGGGATACTAATGTTGTTGCCCGCCACTGTCGCTATGCCGGTTACGAAATTGAAGTTCGGATTGCTCATGTTGAACAAATATACTGTGTCGCCCGTTTGAATTAGGGGTGTCGCCGTTGTGGTTGTGACAACGATAGGATTGGCGGATGTGGCGGCGGTAATTGTGTAGCCTTGAAGTCCAGGATTATCGTTCGTTACCCAAAAAAGCTGATTGTTCAGATTGTCCGTCTGGAAGTTGGTGGCCCAAAATTGCTGTGAATCTGTTCCATGCCATGTTGTGGGTAGCGTGGAGGCCAATTCTTCAAATACCGTGCCCGTATAGATATAGGCATATGTCGTATCAAAAAATACCGTCTGATTCTGGTTTGGCGTCGCTACTAGATCTCTGACTCGCGCTCCCATCACTGGAAGTTCGGGGAAATAGCCTCCTGTCAATGTTCCCGTGCTATTTGCTACAACGCCTCCCCATGTTAGGGTGAGCACACCTGTGGAATAATTGATCGTTGCGGAAGTAATCTTGGTGGCATCGACAGGACTAATAGCTAAAATGCCCGTGCCGGAATCTGTCAACGTCTGACTATCTGGAGCACCGATAGTGATAACGAAGCCTATTGCAAGTTGTGCATTCGGCTCTGTGATGCTAAGCATAGTAAACAGATTATAAGTCGTGGTGGTCGATGAGAAGTTTCCCATCAGCGCTGCGCTAGTGAGTAGACGCTCTAGTCTCCCAAGTAGCTGATAACCCGACTTTCTTTGCACACGCCCGCGATATATGAAAGCATTCAGGATGTTCGGGAAGGCATCTTCCGGGATCATGAATGGCTTAAGATCTTGTTCTACGCCAACGTTGTATGGAGCGATAAGCAGAGGTTGCATTAAGCGGGTCCTATGGCTATCCAGTTAAAGATTACGGGAGTTGTCTGTCCTCCTCCTGCTGATCGAATGATGACAACGGTAAAGCCGGTAGGGCCGATCAGTGTAGCTTTGATAAAGTCGAAGTTGGCGCCATCGTTTTCGCTGATCACTACGGCATATGCGGCCGCCGAAAGCATCAAAGGAGAGGAAGTCGCGGGATCATTGGGAAATGATATTACAGTTCCATTCGCGGCGGTATTCTTTCCCCATATGAGAATCAGACCGCCGGGAAGATATGTGAAACCTGACGTGCCTTTGACGGGTGTATGGCTGGTCAGTTGCACAGGCGCACTCGGACTGCTTGCATCAAAGAAGAGCTGTGCGGCGGCAGGCCCCGCCGGAGGAGTGATCTCCTGAGTATAGAGCACGCCGTTCCCGCCAGCAAATCCGGGGCTTACTGTGCGATTCAGAAAGGTGGTCTGTAGATGGATTCCGTCGCCAGCCGGCACGTTATTGAGTAGCATGTTGTGATCACGCAATAGACCCTTTCCGGCAGAACCACATAGATACTGGAAATTGCCCAGCATTATGGGCTGGCTTTGCGAAGGCGCCATCTGCGCTTGGGGTACCGCTGGATTATATTGGAAATTCATAAAGATTCCTTTCGGTGGATCTGGAATTTTAAAGCTGGTAAGATCATGCAAAAAGGAGGACGCCTCATGGACTGGAATCTAGTTTGGACTATTTTGGGAATGATATTTGCTGTGTTCTGTGTTTTCAGTGCTTTGATGCTATGGATGATGTCTCGAATGGAAAATCGTTTGCATACAGATATTACTAATCTTACACATAGTGTGGATACGGCTATATCAAGGATAGATACTTTACACTTCGTGCTCATTGATATGTTGCGCTCTAGAAATGAGTAAAGACTAATCATGGATTGGACACAGTTTTCAATATTCTTAGCTACCATAGCAGGAATATTTCTTTGGAATAGATCTGAATCAAATTCGGATCGTCGAGCCACTTTTGCCCGCATAGATGCGACCATGCATACTATTTTGGATATCCAGGTGGAGATTAGAGATGTGCAGTTAGAGGTTAAGCAAATGCAGTTCGATGTAAGAGAATCCCAAAATGAAGTACGTGAAATGCAGCGTGAGATCAAAGAGCTATATAAAGAACGCAAGTAGGGCATCACATGGCCTTTGTAAATAAATCTTTGCAGTTTTCTAGCCTAGCACGCGCGATCTCGCAATATTCCGCGCTCAATTCAATGCCGACGCAATCTATCCCCAACTTGCATGCGGCTACGAGTGTGCTACCGCTTCCCGCGAACGGGTCCAGGATTAGCGCGTTCTTAGGAGGGGCTATCAGCTTGAGAAGATATTGCATTAGCTTGATAGGCTTGACGGTAGGATGGTTATTTTTCCTCTTTCCTCCATGTTTCGGTACGTTTCTTCCCGGAGACGTGCATCCATAAAGGGTTTGCGATTCGAATATTGGTGATTCCCCCATTCCCTCATCCCTTTCCGAAGGACTAGGCTTAGCGCAATAGAAGAAGCGCGAGGCGCCTCCGGAATCAGTATAACCTTTCGTATCCGTTCTTAATTTTGGATTACGTCCTAGACATCCATTAAATGTGGTTGAATTGGTACCTTGACTATAGAATATTCTACTTTTTAGTTCTCCACTCTGCCCATCCAGCATTTCGCCCGCTTCCTCATCAAGGATAACGTTTGCGGGCCAGCGGCCTTTATCTAGTTGATTTATACTATGACCAGTTCTCGCCCAATGAATCGATCTATCTACCGTTCCTTGTTCCGTCTTAGGATAATCAGCCTGTCCAGATCTCTTTGTTCCCCCTTCGACTCCAATCCTACAGGCATCGATATTTATTCCCGCCAACCCATGCGTTTCGGCATTGTTAGCGAAAGTGCCATCGCATGGCTTCATACAGACTAGGATCGGCTCCCATGCGGGTTTTAGAGCGGTTCCATATCCTTGCCATTCGTCACCTATTTTCTTGCCAAAGTTATGCGATTTGGGAAACCCTGAGCCATACATCCAGTTAATGCAGTCCCTTATTTCCCAACCGGCGTCTTCCAGCGCGCACGCAAGTCTATGGAAAGTGCGTGTGCCAGCAAAAGCAAGTAGATGGGCACCCGGTTTGCAGATGCGTAACGCTTCTTGCCAATATGGAACTCCAGGGATACTATGGTCCCAATCTTTTCCAAGGAAGGAAATCCCATATGGAGGATCAGTGACAATGCCCGTGAAGTGGTTGTCGGGGTAGGTCTTCATTACGTCTAAGCAGTCGCCTTGGATGATCATCTACACCTAAAACTGGCTAAAAAAGTTTCCGATAGGATATTGCGTCTGGTCTGTAAATATCGTTGCGGCGCGCTCACTGGACATTTCTACAAGTGTTCGGCGCAGTGCAAGTCTTAACTGCTTGTCGAATATCGGCATAAAGCGGGCTATGTTTTCTACGTCTCCACGATCTTCGAAGATCTTCATGGCAGCGCCCCAAGCAATCAGTTGCCACCATTGCTTTATCTGGGCCGTATCGTTCGTATTGACAAAGCCTTCAGGGACATTCACGGCCACGGGAGGTGATGGAAAGTTGGGATCATTTGTGCCGCCGACTGTTGGAGGGTTGTGAATTTGTCCATTCAGGCATGCGATGGGATTGATGAATGCTTGGACATTCACAAGATAGGCTGCGTCGGGGACAGGCCGAAGATATATCGTATCGTGATAAAATAGGGCTGCCACAGGCCTTGAAGGCACATAAGGAACCACTTGGCAGTTGATGGGGTTTCCGCCCGGAATATTGTTATTAAATAATATACTTACAACACCTGTCACGTAGTTTATGACAGATCCCGCCTGGATCGATACGCCGGCAAGTGCGCCTATATCGGTGCTTATGGGGATATCTACCGCCGTGGCATATGCTCCAGTAGAATCGGTAGCGGCTATAGTCACATTGTTCTGGAAGATAGGGCTATTGGTGAGTGTGAACGTATAGGGTCCCTGCGTTCCGTTGCCGAAGGCTAGATTACTTTCCATCAGGCCTAATTTGGGATAGAGCCGATAGAAGTCTTCTTGCGATTGCGTGAAGTGCGACTGATAGCCATTGATATATAGTGGGGGCTCTATCGTGATGATACTATCGGTAGGCAGAAGATACGTTTCTTGATTGGGTATGGTAGCAAAGGTATAATTGGATAGCATGTTCTTAAGGCGCAATTCCGCGGGGAAGTCATACAGTAGGTATGTGTTGACGTACTGAAGAATCTGATCATCCGTGATCTGGTTGGGACTCGGAGACTTGGTGATACGCCGTATCTTAGTGACGATGTCACCTAGGGCATTAGGAAGACCCGGAGGTGTTGTAGGAGGATATATCGCCATAGATTAGGCCGCTATGTTACGCGTTTCGTCTCCCATGGGCACCACCTGCGCGGGCGTGAAGCCTAGAGGAAGGACAATGTTAGGGGGCACGAAAGGGTCGAGGTTCGAGGTGTCTATGTTAGTGATGAAGTGCGTCGAATCCATGATCTGGATGATCGTCTGTACATAGGACAACACCATCCCATATATGGGCGGAACTATAAGCCGCACATAGATGCCATCCTGGAAATCAAAAGGAGTGGATGTTGTCACTACTGCTCGCGCTGCATTGGTAACAGCGGCAATAAGCACGCGCTGGGGCTCGAAATCGGAGAATATCGGCCCCTGCAAGACTGATCCAGGTGTAGGAACAACTATCTGTCCCGGCATTATTGGAAGTCCATCGAGCTAAAGCCAAACCGACGGTTTTTCTTAGCTACGTTGATTATCGGTTGTCCATTGATATCCATGATATGGGAATGCGTTGGATACCAGGTGCCGACACCTTGAAACTCATTTTCAAAGCGCCTTGCGACATATCGTGGGACTGTATATTCCATGCCATCAAAGAATGCATATTTCACGGGATCTTCACCCGGATAGGCCATGGCATTCATTTCTACTGTGCCTCCAACAGGCTCGAAACAGCGGAATATGCCTGTGACTTTCTCACAATCGCGTTCTTTGCAATAAGCGATATACGCCTTTTTCTCTTCTGTGGTCAGAGTCTTAGTAAAACGCTGTCTATCTTTACCGCTCAGATGGTCTATCTTATGAAATAGGTCGGTATAGCCTAATTTTGCGGGTGCTTCTTGTGGTACTGTCACTGGTTCCTCCTTAACTTTGCGTGGTCTAGCCATATTCCTCCAAAAGGGGGACCTGCCAACCCTTGCGCATTGGCAGGTCCCAAGATCTATTTCCATTATTACGGAAAAGACCATATTTTAAAATTTATTACGAGAAGAAGGTGGTCTGAATCTGTTCAGCTTTCCATGCTCTCCAATAAATAACGTCACCACTCTGACCGGCCGGTCCGTTAGCGCCTCCAGCTAGAAACATACCGATTACCGCCTGGTTCTGGGTAGCACCTGCCAATGTTGCAGAAGTCTGCAAAGTATTAGTTGGGTCTAGTCCATCACCAAAAGGAATCATCTGAGCGGGTGTAAATGGTGTAGCGGCATTAGTCGCTGTGGGGAACGTCCACGCGGTGAAACCTGTAGTATCCACGTTGATGGTTACGGTGTTGTTCGTGGTGTTTACCGACTGAATCGTAGCGCGTACGTTGTTCAGCTGGGTCATACCAAAGAACTTGCCGAAGTTGGTAAAGACCACTTCTTGTCCGGCCGTCAGTCCATGTGTGATGGAAAGCGTCACAACGGCTTGGGTAGCCTGTGTGACGTTCACAACGAAGTTCCGACGAGGATAGAACATGGCATTTTGAGTGTAGAATCGATACGTAAAGGCCGTAGCCGCGTTTCCAGGAGCAATCATATATTGCAGATTGAAGCTGGTATTCGCTACCACTGTATTGACCGTGAAGTCATAGCCATTGAGCTGCGGCGCCCCAGTAGCATTGATAATCTTCACGATATTACCATTAGCGAGTGCGCCCGTGTTGGCTGAAGACGCTACAGGAGGAGCTGCGTTGGTAATAGTTGTGCCGGTCAGCAAGGGCGATGAAGGCACAGGCTGAGTAGTGGTAACGGGCGAAAAGCCGCCGGTTAGGATCTGACTCGTACTCATATTGCCGGAACCATCCGTCTTCTCTTGAAGAGCTGAAGCGACTGGCATACCACGTTGCCAGCGGAATTTAACTCCCGTCCCGGCTTGTGGGGTCTCAATACGCGTCAGGTTATCCACTTCGATGAAGTCAACATCGCTACGGATGCTTAGGATGTGTCCGTTACCGTCAGCAGTAAACGAACCTTGGATATAATGATCTAATGTACCCATGTCGTCCTCCTTACGGTTTCAGCGTTGTTCTAAGATTTATTACCCATGCATCGTTCTGGATTCTAGGCACTTCGGCGAACTTGTAGCCGCAGCTTGAATTCAGGGCGAGTGGCCCATCATAGATAGGTGGACGGTATATGAACTGTGCCGAATAGCCATCTTGTTCCACGCAACAGTATGCTTCCATACCCACGCAGAATACATTGTAGACATCATTACCCAGTCCGGAAGCATTTGGCGAAACACTACCGATGCTAGACAATAACAATCTTAGATTGCTAATCGAGCCCCATTCAGGACGCAGCACAGTCGCTTGATAAGGATATTGAGCTTTGGCGATGAAGCCAGAAACGTTCTCAATAGTCCTTATCAGGTTTGTCGAACCTAGAGCGAAATAGCTATCACGGACAGGAGCTGTCGGTTCTGTTACTTTTGTGACCAATTATTAAGTTTTATTTAATAATTGGCGGGGAAACCTCTTCGGATCTCCCTCTCTATGTTACCATAGAGTTCAGACTATCGCTTCGCCTTGCGGCGTCTTCTCACTTAGTCGTTCAACGTAGCCAATAATACCTCTTTTTGGTATAATCTACCTAAAAAGGAGACAACATGTGGACTGTTGCAGAGCTTTCTTACCTTGCCGGGATTATCGACGGAGAAGGATCTATATATATCCAATCGAGACAGCGATCGGATGCAATTGATTATTTTCCACGCTTTCAAATCGTTAACACCGATAAGAAACTTATGGAATGGATTCACGCCAAATTTGGCGGCAATCTTTTCCATAAAAACAGAGCCAAACATAACCCTAAATGGAGACTTCAATATGAATGGTATACCACCAGAAAATTGATGGATCAGCTTCTTAAGTTGATCATCCCATATCTTATCTGCAAAAAGGAACATGCTGAAATCATGCTGGAGTTTAGAAAAACATTTTTGGAAAAGACTTCCTATAGAGTTTCCCCCGAGGTCTTGGCCTTTCGAATTGAATGTCTTCATAAACTCAAAGTCCTTAATAAAAGAGGCATTAATTAGCCTTCGCCCTTGTCTTCCGTCCGCCTATCAGGCAGCGAGGAGTTCCAAGTCAATCAGAGAAGATTTTACTTCGGCACACACTTTACCGAACTTGTCGTCGCCCTCGATATTGTCCGCGATGGTGTAAGCGTTATTGCCAGCGAGGGTCTGAACCACGTTGTCAACGTCGCTTCTAGCCATTTCTGTGGGGTTATCCCCATTAGTACCGCCCACGCAGTTGATGAACGAAGCCGTCGACGCAAGCATGTTACGTGTGAGCTCGTCCTCGGTCTGACGTAGAGACACGCCAAGACGTTGTGCGGCTTCGTTTAGTACAGGGTCTTGGTTCTGGAGCGTTACCTGTTCATTCAAGTATACGTATGTGCCGTAGAAGTCAATCTTGGCATCAATATCAACAGAGGTGAGCTGTTGTGGAGGAGGTGTGATACCACTATTACCCAAAGGTACTGTAGCAGTAGCCAATGGATTGTACCGACGCATTCTAAGAGTAGTACCACCATTGCGTGGCATATTCTTAAACTGGGCAGGTATCTTGTGGATCATGTAGGGAACAGGTACAGACAATAATTTATAACTAAACGATTGTTGTACCGGTGCAGGAAGCACTGAGGACGTGGTAATCATTAGTAAACCTCACGGTTTACGCCCTCTTGCGTGACTCGGCCATCTCTTGTTGAAGCCATTTTTTTAGATCCGGCGTCAGACCGTTAGCGAATAGGTTAGCCTCTGACAAAGCGCCCTGCTTACGCACAGCCTGCACAGATACGGGTTTCTTGGTATTCTGCTGGACCTTTGCTTTGTCTTGCATCGTATGCCTCTGTTGGAACCATTCGGTATTTTTTAGAGCGTCGTATGCGGCTTGACCTTGCTCGTATGGATCATCTTTAAGCGATGCCAAAGCTCTTGCAAGTGCGGCGTTGTTGGTTTGTAGATAGGTAATGCTCTCGGAGTTCACCACATCGTCAAAATCCGGATACTTAAGCTTGAGTCTATCTAGCACATAGTCGGCATCCTTCCTCTGCCTTTCGGAAACCTTGGCTTCGAGAGCTTTCACCTTCTCGAATAGCCGCTTCTCGGCTGGCGTCTCGAACTCAATCTCTTCTTCTTCCGGAGAAGAGGGAATTTGCCTACTACGTACTAGCTCTAGTTCTTGCTGAAGTGTCTGGATATGCCGTTGTTGGTCCTCCATACGGGCGCGGGCGGCTCTCCAGTTCTTCTCCTGAATGTCCTCTTGCGGAGGAGATTGAGGTTGAAGGGTGGTTGGTGCTGGAGAATCCTCTGCCTCGGGAACATGCGCTGTCTCTTGTTCCGGTTCGATGACTTCCGGTACCGCATCTATTTGATCAAGTAGTTCGCTCATGTGTCCTCGGTTTGCGAAACCATTACTGCATAACAAACGACCGAAAGCCGTCGACGCTCTAAAGTGGTGCCGAAGAGAGAGAGAATCATCCGGGACACCAGGGCCCGTGGATCACATCCCTCTCAATGGCAACTTCATAAATACTAAAATATTCAATATTTAGCAAATAATATTTTATTGACATATTTAGACTTAACCAGATCAAACCCTTTCATTCAGAGGGGAATTCTTTAAATTTCGAGATTGCAAAAGGCCGGTCGAATTGCTATATTGAAGGACATAAACAGGGGGAAAAATATGGACTGGAATCAATTCGCCATCTTACTGGCTACGACAGCGGGAATGTATCTGACCATGATTGGTATGTTCTTCTGTCTGAGAACAGAGGCCAACGCTGATAGACGGGAAGCGGCTGCCATCGCTGCTGCGGATAGAAAAGATCTTCTACAGATTTCCATGGATATCAAACAAGAGATCAAAGACTTCCATGGAAGACTATGTGCTATCGAAGAGCGGTATAGGAGCAAATGATGGATTGGATACAAGTTTTAGTGATCGTTTTCGGTAATGCAGCGTGGGTACTTCCACTTTTTCTTTGGAGTAGGTCGGAAAGTAGGGCTGATAACCGCCAAATGCTTTCTATGATGCAGGGCATACAATCACAAATTATTGCCATTCAGCAAGAAATCAAAGACTTCCATGGTAGGCTCTGCGCCATCGAAGAACGCTACAGGAATAAGTGATGTGGACGCGCGTTGAAGATGAAATACCTCCTAGATATGAACGAGTCCTTGTCTGGAGAGAGGGTGTGCTTGATGAGATTTGTTTAGAAATATCTGATGAAGATATGTCTTACGATGGAGAGGAAGATTACGACGAATTTGTTGAGAGACTTAATAGAATCGAGGAGGCTACTGCAGAATGGATTGAAGGAATCACCCATTGGATTCCATATCCTCGCTTTGATCAAGCTCATATTTCTGAATGGAACGACTCCAGAATAGAGATACCCCCCCTCAATAAACCAGTGATAGCTTTGGTGCCGGAAATGTGTGGACCCATGATTTTTTTGTTCCGCGAGGAACATTGTGCTAGATTGGCTACAGATCTCTATCATGTTTATTGGACTCATGCGCCCTATCCACCCGAAGACTGGAACACTAAACCAAGGATAAAGGACTGATGGAACATATCTTGCATGTGATCCTGCTCTTTTTAGCGATAATCTTGTTCGGTGTGGCCTATCTAATGGTCTGTCTTAGCCGATTTGCCGACGAGATACGTACGTTGATGATCGAAAGACGCGACGAACAGGCCTTGAGCAATGACAGCATAAATGGAAGACTCAAAAGGGCTAACGCACAGCTAGACGAAATCATTCACAGAAAGGAACAAAAGTAATGGACGATGACACAATATCGAATCGATCTTTAGTTTCATGGTTTGGATGTGCGCTTTTTTCTATCAGTCTCTACTTCCTATTCATTCATCCGTTCATAACGGTATGGCGTGAAGGAATGACTGGTCAGGCCGAACTGTCTAGAGCACAGTCTAGCCGCCAGATAGCTACATGTGAAGCACTGGCCAAGAAAGAATCTTCCAAATTCCTAGCCGAAGCAGAGATCATTCGCGCTGAAGGCATCGCCAAAGCCAATCAGATCATCGGCGATTCACTCAAAGGCAACGAATCTTATCTGCGTTACCTATGGATAGACGGCCTGCAAAATAGTTCAAACAGCGTTATCTATGTGCCTACAGAAGCAAACTTACCAATCTTGGAAGCTACGAGGACAAATAAATGAGCGAAGCACATGCACTGTTTTACATTCTGACTGCTATCAGTATGCAGGCTGCCACTCCCGGAGAGGGATATGAAGACTCCTGTAAAGCCGCTTTACATGCTCCCTATGTGATCAGTCATCAAGACCCGCAATACCATGCATATCGAGATAGCTCGTTGCGTGAGCCCGCTGAAGGCGATGCATACAGCGATTCGAGGGCTGTATCGGAAGATGCGCCTGACTTATTGGGAGATTATCCATGAATATACCTAAGCCAGATGAGATAAAAAAACTTCTAGAAAAAGATATGGAAGCAACGATATTAGATATATTTACAAAATTGTCCGCCTACATAGTGGAACAGGCTCTTCCAGAGAGACGGGTTCCATGCTTTTTAGCGATCTCAGAAGCCTGTTATGATATTGCTGCAGTCAGCTTTGGAACTTTAAGTGGATTAATAGACGATCATGAACCTCTTTTTAGAAATTGGAGCGCGACTACGATAAGAAAAATTCCCATATCATTAGTATTATTTGAAGGCAACATGGAAGACTGTGAAGCCTTACGCGAATTTCTCAAGTTAAGACAGAAAATGAAAAATGGAGATAGCGATGAAAGACGTTGAAAAAGAAATTATGTCCTTTTTTGAGGGTTTCCGAGATCCTTTCATGCAAAAGTTTGTCCAACTGCTTACTCCAATGATGATTGAAGACCCAAAGAGTTTCTTAGATGGCGCGCTTTTGTCGGCCATAGTGATTTTTTCGGAGGCTAACAAAACCACTGGTGATTTCAGTCCCTTGCTTCGAAGCTATCCAGAAGGAAATTTTGCGATCTTATTCCAAGGTGATGAAGAAGACGTCCACGCTCTATCGGCACTGTTAGCCCTGCGCAAAAAGATGAAGGAAAAAGATGCCAAGGAGACATCATCATAACAGCCGAGCAGAAGTCAGATACGGAAGAGCAGTTTATGAAGATGATGGAACGAGCGAAAAAGCACAAAATTCAGACTAGAGTCCCAGCAACGAAGCACTTAACGAACCAGGCTAGCTGCTTTTCGTCTTCTGCTGACGAAAATCCCGACATCTGCATATCTAGGACCGTCTCTTTATCCGGAATACACCATACGAAAGCGAGTTTCTCTTCCTTTGGATGAAACCAGTAAAGTGCTAAATCGTAGGTTGGGGAAGGACGCGTCAGTCTATGATAAAACTGATTGCGTATGACGTTTGTTAAGAGGCGCTCTCTACGCGTCTGCACGCATACATAGAATGGCTTCTCGATTCCATAGCATACTTTGCCATTCATCGCGCATTTGATAAGCTCGGCGATATAACCTTTCGTCATTTCGCGCTGCGTGTCTATGACCCCCTGCTTGTAGTCGGGCTTAGACAGCAACTCAACAGACGCGGCGCCTACCGTCTGTCTATTTTCTGGGGATAGTAGGCTCGCCGTCACACATTGTCCTCACAAACTGTAGTAGGTTAATCAAGTCTTCATGGGGCGCTTCTACGCCAAGATGGAGGGTATATACCCATTTATCGCGTTGGGTACACCATTTGCTATCCACTTGATGGACTAGGACCTTTTTTTCTGGATAACGCATGATTAGCTCTTAGTGGACGTTAAGGGCTTATGTATCTTATGCATGCCCTCGGCCCTAGATAGGTTAGGGTCGCGGGACATCTTTCCGGGAAACGCTTCGCTTGTGTACGAGTAGTCTTCGTCTAGCACCCTCGTATCTTTGAGCGCCTTATCCTTCCCGCCCGGCAGCCCTTTAGTCTTAGACTCGAAAGTAGCCATGTTCTTGAAGGTACCGGGAACGCGTGAGCTTTTGGACATATTACCTCTTGATCATCTTGCGTACGTCTCTATCGAACTTATTTTCGCCTTCTATCGTCTTCTTGCTGGTATCGGTCTTGTTAGACTGACCCTGCGGCTCGACCTCTTTCATGATCTGAGCCGATATCTTCTTTGCTTTCCAAGGACGTGGCATTACTGGCATCGAAACTACCTCTTCCGCATTCGATAAAGAAATTGCTAAAGGTCAGTAAGTTAGCGACCGTTTTGCCGCCATTCTCATCTATGGATAGCGTGACATAATCTCCTGACATCAGATCGCGGATGATGATATCTCTATCTTCTTCCGAGGCTTCCCCACAACAAAACCATTCATAATCAAGGAGCCTGTATGTCATTTTTCTCTTCCTGTTTAATCAAGGTATCTTCCTGCGAAAGAGCTTCGGCCAGCGCGGCATAGAACTCCGCGTCTTCCTGCTCACAGAAGTCCTTAAGGTAAACACTTAAATCTATCACGCCATGTCTATCGATCATCTAGTACATTCCCCGATCAAGGTTACGGCGGAACCCACGTTCGGCTGCCTTAGCATCTGTTTCCAGGCGTCCTTCGGTGTCATCTAAAACAGGCATATCCCGGTAAGCCATCTTAGGATACGCTTCCATCTTGACTTCTTGGGGCATGTTTGCATACTCGCCATGGCCCCATGGGCGTCCTTCTCTTTCTGATTCGCCGCCGACGATGGGGTCGCTGTGGTGCTTATGGTGTTTGTGTCCATGTTTCATGATAACTCCCTAGGTTGTTTGTCAATTAAAACTTAAACTTGAGCCATTTCTTTTTCAACATTTTGTTGCTGTCCCTGCTGTTGCATCTTCATCTGGTGATGGCCTTGCAATAGGGCAAGATCATGCTGTTCGGCTGCACGCTTGGATTCCTGGATGGTGTGCAAGATACCGAGCAGCTTCTCTAGGCCAGTGATATCCATATGTTCCAGTTCCTGTGAGGCCTTGATCTCGTGGTAGGCCGCGAGGGAACGCTGGTTCTGTGCTTCGGCTACACGTTCGATGGCAAGGGCCCTGTTCTCTTCGATACGCGCGACACGTTCGGCGCCAAGCCCTTGGTCGGCCAAAGCCTTGGACTTCATAGACTCTATCTGTGCTTGTTGGAGAGCCATCTGATATTGATGGACCTCTTCGGCCTGCTGAGCCGCCTTCTGCTCTTCCTGCTCGATAGCCTCGATAAGCTTCTTCTTGCCTTGCATGGTACTTGTCTCGATGAGCACCTTCGTGGGAACAGGGATGCCGGACTCGCGAAGGGCGAGGAGCTGTGCATAAGACATCTGACGCTGTGTAGAGGTATTAAGCCCTTCTTCGACAACGCAATTGTATTTCTGGAATGCCCTGGAATAAAACTGCTGTGTAGGTTCTTCACCTAAGATACGCTTGATCTTGCCCGGACTGAAGTTGGCTTGGATGAGGTCCAGGCATATCTCTCCAAGATACTTCTGTGCGGTATTGAGCTGGTCAAAGAGGATTTGCAAGGTTGTCAAGCCCGCACCTTGCCGAAGCATGGATAATATGCCCGACTTATCGTCTACCGCGCTTCCAAGTAGTTCTTCGTTAACGCCTGATATCACTTCCATTTCTTTGCCCAAGATCTCCGACAATTGAATCATTGAAGGCGGAATCTGTGGAGGCTGCATCACCTCGACGTCGCCCATATCGGCCTCTTTCTTTAGGCCAAGAGCCCGGCCCTGACCTGTGAGGAACGCATCTTTGGGGTTGATTAAAGAATCTTCTTTGTATTTGATACCAGAGTTAATCTGACTCTCTAAGATATCAAGCTCGATGATCTTTCTACGATTGTAGAGATATTGCGCATCACGTAGACCCCTTGTAACGCCCTGCACACGCCAGGGAAAGTATGGTATGTGAGGAGTATAATAGCCCACAATGGGCACAAAAGGATATCGGTCGATGCCCATGGGATTCGGGCCGTGATACATCGTGCGCCCATTCACCACAATAGCCAATTTGACCGTAGGAATGGTTTGTTCTACGACCATAATCTGGGGGAATTTGCCTTGGAATTCAGCCAAACGTTCACCAGAATCTTTAGTTTCCTTCCACTCCAGAGTTTCACCTGTGATAGAGTCAACTAAAAGTTTTCTTTGTCTGTAGTCTAGATGATAGAATTCATCGTAGTTGATAAGGTCTTGCATCGCGTAGTTATAGGCTTCAGGCTGAAACTGAAACTTGCCATCACGCCATCCACGGGGCATTATCTGATCTATCTCTTTATCTCTGTCGGGAAGAAGGGACTTGATCTCTACCTTAGATAACCATTTACGGGTCCATAGCGCCCTACAGTCGGAAAGGTCGAGCTTCTTGAAGAAAGGATCTATCAAATATTCGTTATACGATGTGTTGTCGACTCGAATATCGCCGTTGATGGGATCTTGGCGGTAGTCCATCCATACCGATAGCAGATTCATTCCAGAGACGAGAGCGCCGCCATGAAATGCTTCGGAAATAGTCTCGAGCACATTGCCGTTTTCATTCACATGGATAAGCGTACGACTCAACTGGTCGGCCGTCTGCTCATCCGAATTACCCACGGGCGTAACAATGGTGCTAAAACGATGCTGGCGTTGATAACCGCCTATCATATTAGTGATGCGCCTAATGCGGTTAAACGTCAGCTGGCGCCGCCTAAAAGCGGGTAGATTCCCATATACATCATTCCATAGTGTCTGATCGCCCGCTTCAAAGCGCGCATCGATATCAGCCTCGCTCCAAAAACTCTGATTGATCTGTATGGATGACTCGTAGAAGTGTTCCATCATCTGATGGATGGACCTATCTTCGTCTGTATAATAGAGCGTGTCTATCTGGGGAAATAAGACCATGGAAACCTAAATGTTTATTTGTCATTTTACAGACAAGTAAACAATTTAAGCAACTTATAGACCAAGCCTACCACACAGGATGCCCGGTCTTTAGCATCACTTTCAGCCTTTCGGCGGTAGAACGGAAACGAAGCCAGCGTGCCCAAATAAAAGCATATCGATCGGCAAAGAAGTCTTCGGGCGTCAACTGATAACGATAATGCTGGAGATTCCAAAGGTCCGGATACCATATTCTCCTGGAGTTCTCGTAATGATCGTATCCAAAAGCCCATGAAAAAAATATCTCTACCACATGGTAGGTACGATGATCTCTAGGACCATTTACCCGCTGACACAGATCAACGAAGATTCTGCCGTTACTCCTTTCGTTAGTCGGGTCCCATAGAAATGGACAGGCGTCTAAAAGATTTTCATTCAATATTCTTTCTTTACGGTCCCACCAGCGCTTGCCCTGATACATATGATCTCCTTAGTATAGACCAAGCCGGACTTGAACCGGCGACATACACCTTATAAGAGTGCCGCTCTAACCAGCTGAGCTATTGGTCCTCGTTCGCCATTCAATCATTCGGGTTCCTCGACGCCATTTACTTTTGAACTTTCATCCCACCAACTAATACCAGACACGTCGGTCAATTCATCTACATCCTTTAATCCGGGAAATTTTAGATAGTCATCTGAATAGGTATATGATTTAATTTCATCCGACCATTTCCCCAAATGGAAGAATCCCCCACCCCAGACCAGATAGATTTTGCCATCTTTGGGCATTTCTCGATCTGAATGTTTTACCCATTGCATCATTCACTCTACTCATAAAATGATTTAAATTGGCTAAAACTATTGGGAACGTATCCTTTGCGCTCCACTACATATGATTCGGAAGAGATTTTATCAGGATATGAACTAACTCCTATCTCAGATAAGGCGGGGTCTTTAGGATCTACCGGCCGGCCATCCTGATCAGTGATCTTCATATCAAACATTTCAGATATTGTAGGCGGCGATTCCGCATCCTCATTTTCATCATCATATCTCGGGTCATAGCCTCTAGGCAATCCGTAGCACTCAACCAAATGTAGACGCCGGAAATCAATTATACTTCCAATTGGTCTCCATTTGAATCCATCGAATTCCGAGATTCGACCGGAACATCTGCATTTCAAACAATGAATATCTATCGTAGCTTTCAATTTATTTTCCTCTCACAGTGCAACCCCGCGGAACCGTAGGCCTTAGCCAATGAGTGATTGCCGAAGCCGGTATTTGTTCATTATTCTCAGTGAGGAAGTAACCCCATCCGGCGAAGAAAGCCCATTCGACCACTTTATCTGCTATGACGAGTGTAAACTTACCATCGCGAGGTACTGGTTCATCCTTTGTTTTTGTCCAGTTCATTTCTAGCTCTTTTTTGTGTTCATTTGAAATCCATTCGGCCTATGTCTAGCTCAGACGATTCTATAGCTTGAAAGGGATTTCCCATGTTCCAACTATGAACCAATTTTTCGAGCTTTAACATGAAACGCCATAACAACGTCTGACTAGTCTTGTGAATGGATACATATTGTGACTTGGGACGCACAGGACAGCTTCGATTTTCGCATTGAATGATGGCCAGCCAAGTGATGGGACCTTTATCTTTATAATAGTCGGATGTTTCCGGAATAACCAATTTAGGTGTCTTGCGGCACCAAGGACAGGGTTGAATCAAAAAAACAAGCTTAGTAGGTCCGACACTCATTTCTAGCTCTTTGTCTTTTTTTTGATCTTCGGGGATAGACTCGTATAAAAATAAGGGATATGCGCTCCTGAATATAAGCTCTATGCAGTGCTGGGTTGTCTCTGGCTCCGCGCCTTAAGATCTCTAAGGCATCGGTCATATCTACCACATCTTATCATCAAAGAATTTGCCGTGTCCCATGTCTCCTCCCTGCGCTTCGCGTCTAAGCCTTTCGACATCCTCGGCCGTCATTCGGGGACCTTCCTTCTGGAACCATTCGGAGTAGAGGGCATAGCGGATAGAGTCCATCAGGTGGTCGTTCTCTTTGAGGGGTTTGTCTTCGCCATGGGCCGAGGCCTTGGCATCCCATCTATACGTACCATACTCTTCTATAGACTTGGTGCAGTTGCGGCATACCTTGAACGTTCCGTTGCTCAGCTGGATGGAATGATAGCGTATACCATCAAGGACTTCGTTCTGTGCTTCGATGACGCCATTGAAGCCTTGGCGCCTGAGTTCGACCCGGAATGAAACGGCCGATGGATCAATGTATATCGCACGCACTTGGGGGTAATTTTTTATGAATTTTTGCAGATCTTCCGCATATTCTGTGTCCGTTTTCTGTCGAAGGGTCTTTTTTGAGTCCCAATAGTACTCTTTCTCAAGCCACCTGTTGGGATAAGTTTTGGAGGAATAGCCAATGAGGCTGAAAGCCGTAGGATTAGTCGTACCATAATCCACGCCGACAATGTAATACTCGGCAATGCCAGGAGGGAAGTCAATAACGTGTAGGCTACGGTCGAAGAAATCAAATATCGTCCCTTCTGCTAGGACCCATCTGCCTTCAATGAATCGTTCATACCACAGCCCTTTATAGCCCTTTCGTAGATTTGCGACAAATATGGGATCGAGGGATGGGTTATCTTCGAGGGTGAAGTTCCATGTCTGTATATCGAGGTCATCGGCGAGGTCTATCCACTTCTTTTTGAGCCAATGGAAGGGTGAGTCGGGGTTGGTGGTACCGAACAGCTTAGCCCCTGGAAGGCTTAGGCGGTAGTTCAGTGTATTCCATACCACCTCGGGTAGGATCGTTATCTCATCGACATAGGCGCCGGCTAGGGTACAGCCTCTGATTTTCCGTTCGGCTCTTTCATCGTTTGCGCCTATGAGGTGTATTTTTCTGTTATATAGGTGAGCGATTCTATTACCTATGGACACGCTCATGCGGTCGCCCATCATATCTGTGAGGGGCGCGATGACATTGCGTTTGATGGCATCTATGGACTGGCCTATTACCGCGAAGTCTCCTGGGGGTCCATTCTTGCAGAAGTCTTCGAAGCATATGAGGGAAGAGTAGGACTTACCTGAACGGACGGCACCTATCCAGATATTAAACCGTTTCTTCGGGGCCATCAGGCTGTCGTACTGCTTCTGTGACAACTTCAATATCTCGTCGTTTGGAGAATTGTTCATTTACTTCCTTTTTGATGGCGGCGCGGCATTCGTTTACTATTTCGAGGCGGCGTATATTTTCTAGTGCGCCGACAATGCGTTGTGTGTTATCCGCTTCTTGTGGGTCGCGCTGTCCTAGGAGGCATTTTCCTAGCCAGATGGCGACTGATCCGTTGGTTGCTGAAAGCTTGATTTGGTTACGTCTTATGGACGCCTTTCCACCGTCGGAATATCTGTGGTAGATTTCCTGTAAAGAGGCTCCATAGGTTCTTTCGCACCATCGTTTTAGGACATCATCTTGTGTATGAAATATTTTCTCTATTTCGCTCATTGTGCAGTTAATATGGCAGAGTTCTTCGAAGACTGCTTTATCGAAGTCTCTGACGGGTCTGCCTGTGGGTTTTCCTGTGGGTTTTCGGGGCATAATCCTATTTGTTTTTTATTTCTTTTTCATAGAGGGCGCTTTCGAGGAAGAAGTCTAGTTCGCCGTAGTCTATTGCGATGCCTGTGAGTTCGAGGAAGTGGGTAGCTTCCTGATATGTCCATTGGGCCCATACGATAAGATGGGAAGCGACGAGAGCGCCTCGGCATCCATCGTTATCTTCTCTGGCCCATTCAATTTTGGCGAGGGCTTCTCTCGAGAGGTGGCGGAGAAGTCTTGTGGGAACAATTTCGTCGCAACCTTTGGGATGGTTCATATCGTATTCACCTTCGTTGAAGTTGGAGGACATTTCGGGCATATTATTTCTTGTGTTTCTTCTTCATTTCCTTTTCGCCGACCTCACAAGCTTTATCTCGTTTTTTGTCCATCTTCTCCAGGTGTTTGAGTCCTTTGGTTTCTTTTTTGCTTTCTTTCTCTAGCTTACGTATTTGTTTGTCCATATGTGGTTCCTTTAGTTGGGGTGATATCTAAATACATATGTTATCTCCTAGTCCTAGGAGGACACCTGTGATCCACTTGTAGGCCGAATCTACGGAATCAAATTTTTGCTTACACAATACTGTGATAACGCCATTTTCGTTGAAGTTGAGGGCTAGGACTACTCTGAATCTTTCCTTTTCCACTCTATCGGTTTGGAAGCGGACGGCTTGGACTGTATTGAGGTTAATGAGTTGACCGCGTTCGTCCTCTATCCAGTTATTCATTACGGCTCTTTTTTTTGTTGGCTTTCTTTTTAGAGCGAGACTTGCCTGCTTCGTTATACGCGGCGGCGACTGCTTGGTCTTTTGGGTGACCCGAAGAGATCATTTCTGCAATATTTTTGCTGATAACGGCTTTTGACTTACCCTTGGTTAGCGGCATACAACCTCTCTATGGGATCTTGTTGTGGTTGAGTTAGTAGGACGGCGTTGACGTTCTTGATGGGAAAGGATATAGAACGGCCGGATGCTTCATCACTGGCACAACAATGTTTTTTGCACCAAAAGTTTTCGAGCCAGTCTTTTTCATCATCGATATCAGTCTGCCAGGAGACTTGTCCTCCGTTATCAAAATGGACTTGGATTTCGCGTTTCATTAGATTTCCCTGGTCGATTGGCTGAGTAGTTCTCCTTCTTCTGGATCGATGAAGAGGTCGCACAGTTCGGTGCAGCTGGTCATAAGGAAGAGGCTAGCGATGAGGAGTAGCCTTGTGAGCATATGTGAGTTCTTTTGTTTCATTTTAGGTATCCTATGGGTGGGTATAGGTCTATTCGAGCCTGTTTATGATATTCTGGAAACTTATTAGCGATGCGTGCGAATGTTTTCCCATATTTGGAGGCGAGCTCACTTATGAAGTAGGCTATTCTGGCGGTCCTCTCCGATTGAACGCATGAGCTAGTTCGCGTAAACGGCGTATCAGGGAAGTCTGCATCTTTCGCGAAACGAGCGCAAGCTGTGATGAGAGCATCAAAGTCTTGAGGCGAAAGTAGAGATAGAATGCCTTTAGCTTTCTCATCTATGTCCATGGGTTTGTGTCCAATGATTTTTATAAGTGTTTTGGGATTTTCGCTATAGTATTTAGTGCTTGAAATTCTAACAATTTTTTTGTCATCGCTCCAGAATATTCCTGTGCCGCAATCCAAGTAAAATTTTTCCATGTTATCTAGATCTGGTCGGGCTGTGGCATCTTTGGTCCATAGGATAAGATTTTTTTTATGTTTGAGGGAGCTGGGGGGAAGGATATGGAATTCGAAGAAGACGCTGAAGGATTCGGCGACGTCGATATCGTCGGCTTGCCATCTGTGGCTATAGTTTGGGGATTTGCGGTAATCGTGGAGCTGTGTTTGCATGAAGGCGCGTGTTTTGTCGATATCATCATGTTGGATATCATAAGTGTGTGGGCGGCCTTGAATGCAGGAGCATCTATGTCGCTTCTTTGGAATTGGTTCGCCAACTATTTCTAGTATCACTTAGTCTTTTCCATTAGTTCACGAATTAGTTTGAGCTTACAATTTCGCAAGTATCTTTTTTTCCTATCTTGAAGTAGCTTTTTGTTTTTATCGCGATAGGCCTTTTGGTAAGCGGCCACGCACTTGCGGCATTTCCAGCCGCGGTAGGAGCGGGATGCCATGGGCAAAAAGTGCTGGCATTGGGTGCAGAAGAAAAAAGCCGTGCTGTTTTCCTCGTTTTCCCTGAGGGTGGTTGAATTTCGCACGGAAACAGTGTCTGGCTGCGATTCCATATGTTAGGCGACCTCTGAGTCGTTTTTGGAATTTTGACGCAATGGCGATATGCTAGCGTGCGAAATTTTGCCATTCCCGGACGGAATCGAATCCCCTTTTTGCGGTTTGGCGCCTTTTTCATTTTCGAGGCCTTGGAAAAAGTCCAGCACCCCTTGGCGGGGGTAGATTATTCCCCGGCAGGGCACTCGGATGAACGGGGGACAGCGGCCGGATTTGCGAGCGGCGTAGGCCCCCTGGGCGGAGCGGTAAACGCCGAGGCGGACCATGTCGGCGACGGTTGCCATTTCGGGAAGTTTCTTTTTGAGCCTGGAGATTAAAGACTTGGGATATGACATACAGGGACCTCATTAGTAAAAATTATTATCAAACTATCGAGGTTTTTAGTCAATCTCGTTTTCGCAGGTCAGGTCCTGCGAATACGATCCTTTTACACTCTTCCAATCGGGACGCAATACGCCCTCCGAAAGCATCTACGAACTGTTTTTTATCCAAATTGGTACTAAAAACCGTGACCCTTTCATCCATAATTCTCCTATCAACAAAATCGTACCAATCTCTTTCAGATCTTTCCGTAAGTCTTTGAACTCCAAAATCATCAATCAAAAGATACTCCACGTCCGCTAGCCTTTTCAAGAAATTAGTAGAATATCCATATTGCATAAATTCAGCCAAAATCCTGTCGTCGATATCTTTTGAGCGCATAAGGCATATTTGGTGAACTTCAGCCTTCTCAAGCAAACCCTTGACCAAAGCATGCATAAAAAAAGTCTTTCCCCTTCCGGGATCGCCCTCAAGCAATAGCGAGCAAGGTTTTTTAATCCATTCCTCAGCCAAAGTGAGGTAACTTCGTCCGTGAACGTCCGATATGATCTTAAAGTTCTTATGATCAGCGTGAAGCATCTTTCGCGGAACGCCGAAAGTGGCGCAAAAATCCGCCCATCGTTGCCAATGATTTGTTTTCATAAAGTCCTTTCTAACCCCTCTTGAGAGCTTATTTTGAATTTTCTAGCTGAAGAATATCCCGGTTTAACTGCAGAATTTCCCTTTTCCTTATGTTCTAGAAGGGCATCGTTGACCCATCCCTTCCGGCACATCGTGTGGTAGTGGGACTTGTACGGCCGCTTGGCGTTGGGGATGGAGACATCGAGCTTTTGGATCATCCAGGCTGTATCCTCGGGGCCGTTTATCTCTAAGAGCTTTTGGTGCTGTTCGGCCGTGAGCAGCACGTTGCCGTGCTCTCCGAAAGCTGATTTGGAAGAAAGGGAATCGGGAGCGGGGGGGGGGGCCGGAGGCCTCTTACTCTTCTCTTCTTCTTCTTTCTTTCTTTCATTCTTAATCTTCTTGTTAGTGGCCCCTTTGGTGGCCCTTTGTTGGCCCTCAGCCGGCCCTTTTGTTGGCCCTTCCGCCTCCAAATTTACGTCATAAATATCTGAATTTAATAGAGTTGCGATCGTTCCTTTGTTGGCCCCTTTGAAGGCCCCAATTTGTAATTCAATTAACTTGTTGATGGCCCTTCGATATCTCTTTCGAGTAAGCCCGATGGTCCTGTAATCGCCGATCATGGCTTCGCCGATCTTAAGTTTTTTGTTAGCATATTTGGAATCGGTTCGTTTAATCCGAAGGGCTATCAATGTTAACAACAAAAAAGCATCTGGATCATTGCACAATAGCTCCAGAGCTTCTCTTTTGAGCTTTACATATCCTTCGGACATAGTGACCCCGTCGTCAATGAAATCTTTATCGTTTTTTGCTAATGGGGAATCTGCTATGATCGGAGGTAGAGATGATCCAATCATAGAAGTTTCCTGACCCGAGCTTGCCGGCTCGGGTTTCTTATTTATATCGCGCACAATATCGCATTCAGAATCAATAGTCAAAGAAGAAGACGTATCTTCGAGAGGTGTATGCACGCCTGACGGAATATATCCGGCTTCATAAGGCATAGCATCAACCGCAGTCAGTCTATCGTTTTTTATTGACTTTTCATGCGGATATGCTAAGATTGGAGCTGCTAGGCACCCAATTTTAGAATATCCTGTACCCGAGCTTCCCGGCTCGGGTTTTTCATTTACGTTCGACACTGTAAACGAAGGTTCGGAAAGAGTCAAAGAAGAATTGTTAACATTTTTCATTGACAATTCCTCCAGAACTGGTATGTTGGGATCTCCCTCAATTCTCCTGTTTTTACCCGGGTGGTCTTGCCCGGGTTTTTCATTTAAAACTTGCTGTAAATGGCTGTCGGGAATACGCTGACTACCGAATTTTAACATGGAAATCCCCCTGTTTGCGCGGAAACACGCAAGCCCATGTTAAGATTCTGGATTGCGATGCGCTGGTACGCTGAAGCGGTCTAGGTTATCCTGTGTGTGAAAAGGCCTCTAGAAGTGGTTGTCTAGAGGCCTTCCTTTTTGTTAATCTAATTTTTTATTGTGTTTACGTCAAACAGAACTTTTCTCCTTGCTACGGGGTTTCCTGTTCTCCTCACAGAACTCCATGAGCTCGTGCCAGACAACCTCTCCTTGTGTAGCCTCTTCGATTCGTTTGGCCAAGCTTATAGAGGGCCTAGTAGAGCCATGCGCTACCGAAGATAGGTATGTTGGAATCACTCCTACCCTCTCTGCAAATTCCTTACGATTGAATCTCCATCTGTTTTTCCAGAGGTATTCGCGTAGCATCATTCCCATATTTTCTCCTTGATTAGGAATATTGACACAGATAGAGTACAGGAAAGTACGCAAAAAACGCAAAGAATTTGTTTTTTTTATCTTTGTGTTGACTTAAATCACACAATGTTGGATATTGGTGTACATAGACAGGAGGATAGGATGAAACAGATAGAGCTACCAAAAAGCAAGAAACGTAGAACGGGCATCAAGTTACCAGCCGAATGCCTGGATTACCTAAAGACACTAGATCCGAAAGATCTTCGGGAATTTGTGAGGCACCTTGTAAGAGAAGAAGATACGTACCGTATCCGTAAATCCAAAAACGTGTAGAATATTTTTGACACACAGGAGACAACCACATGTGCTACGACCGTTACGATGCAGAATCAGATAGTTATGATAGAAAAGAATGCGGAGACTTTTTGGAAATCGCACGCGTTATAGATTCAGTTGAGCCTTGCATTAAGAAGATTGTTCAACTTCTATATGGTCAAAGAGAATTTGATCTAATTTTAATAGACGACCTGTTCGGGGAAGTCTGTGATGCGCTGAAGATCGACATGCCTCATGGATTGCCTCGCATCAGAGCCAGAACGTCTGATGACGTAGAACTGAGAGTGGTCTAAATACTCGTAAATACGAGAAAAAGTATTCGTAAATCGAAAAGACAGGAGAGATATATGGTGCAGAACGAAACACGGGAAGAGGAAGAAATTCAGATACAACGTTTTGAAGAGTGTGTGGATGGTTATTTAAATTTAAGAGAATTGTCGAAAGTTGCTCGTATGCCAAGATGCGTGAGTTTGATCATGGACGAGGAAATAAGAATTTTTGAATTGATGACGAGGATGTTAAATGAAAAATGTTCTCCGGAAGATTTCGTTCCGGTCGCTAGATTGCTGTACGCTATCGAACGGATTATGAATCGAAAGGAGGACAAAGAAGAATGAAAAATGAACTACTGACATTGGACAAGGTGAATGAAGTCAAAGAACTCATGTTGCTCATATTTGATGAATGGGAAGTGAACGCGAAAGAGGGGCGAATAATGAGCGACGGACCAACGTCAAATGAGTACATCACAAAATTGCTTAGTGTCTTTGATGGAAAAGACGTCAAGGCTTGCGCGCTTTGCATGTTATTCGCTAGCCGGATGCTGTTAGACTATGTTTAGGAGAAAAAATCTCGTAAACTGACCTAATTTGACCCAAATTTGACCCAATTTCACACACAGGAGTCAACCATGTTTATGTCACCACAGATCAATGAACTGGCCGCGGCACTAGCTAAGGCCCAAGGACAGATTGAGCATGCGATCAAGGATAAGAAGAACCCACACTTCAAATCATCGTATGCGGACCTAGCGAGCGTATGGGATGCGTGTCGAGGGCCCTTAAGTGCTAATGGACTTGCGGTCATACAGACTGTAGAGACGCGGCC